TCGGAGCAATTCCACAGAAGAAGCCAACAGTAGAAAAGCTGGAAAAGATAAACGGCGATTTTCCTCACCTGCTTGCAACTCGCAAAGACCTTTACTTCATTCAGATTGCAACTGACTGCGTGTTTGCGGGTGACAAAGGTTTCTATACAGAACAATCAGAGCGAGACGCAACCGACCCCTACGGCGTGAGCAAGAAGCGAGGCGAGGTCTCGGCAGCGAACTGGCTCAACCTTCGATGCTCGATAATCGGAGCGAGCGGCACAGGCTCGCTATTCGATTGGGTGAAGAACCAGCCCGAAGGCGCAAGGATAAACGGCTTTGTCAATCACTACTGGAACGGCGTGACAACTGAGGCGTTTGCAAGGGTGGTCGCAGGGATAATAAAACAGAATTATCTATTAGCTGGAACTCAGCACCTAGTCCCCGATGACTGGGTTTCCAAATACGACCTAGTGAAGATGATTGCCAAGCGGCTAGGCAGAGATGATATCGAAGTGATACCAACCATAACCAACATGATTGACCGAAGACTTGCGACCAAATTCAGCTACACCAACCGACTGCTCTGGCGCAATAGCCGCTACCTCAGAGGTCCGATGATTTCAGAGATGGTCAGAACAATGTCGGTAGATTAGAGCCATGACCACGCTATCGGTTGTAACGGCTTGTTGGAGTGTTGAATACTCTCAGTTCATCCCTCAGTTCTGGGAGTCTTATCACAAACTAAACCGCAAACCAGATGAGCTGATTTTGGGAATAACCGAGAATGACATTGCAGGTCTGAGTAAAGACATTCCGGTAGAGGCCAAAGTCTTTGTTATCCCAAATGGCAAGCCAAGCATTGTCTGGGACTATCTGATTCGACAGACAACCTCAAAGTGGTTTTCTTTCATAACCATTGACGATCCGTTCTTCCCTGAAGCCTATGACGAGATTGAAAAGGCCGATTCTGAGGATGCCGAGATGTATTTAGATTCAATCGTCATCAAGCAGTCAGGGATAATTTCTAAGTCAAACTGGGATGCAAGCCTTCTAAAGAATGGACTAATTGCGCCGGGATTTGTGCCGATGACCAAAGAGCTTTATTTGAGGCTTGGCATGAAGCATGACTACAAATTCTGGGACTGGCCTTTACAGGTGGATGCCATGAAAGCAGGGGCTAGGGTTTACCACTCAAACACTCGCAGGATACTTTGGGATAACGGATCAACCCGCAGCACTTACAGCAGTCCATTACAAAGCGATTACCACGCCGAAATCGAAAAGTGCAAGGCGTATGCAATTTCACAGGGGTTCTGATGCGAATCTATAACGGCGGCACTTATGACCTGTTTCACGCAGGTCATGTTGAACTGCTGAGAAGGCTCAAGATAATGGCAGGGGAAAACGGAAAAGTCATTGTTGCCATAAATACCGATGAGTTTGTGGAAAAGTTCAAGGGAAAGAAACCAGTCATGTCCACCGAGGACAGGGCAGCGGTAGTGGCAGCCTGTCGCTATGTTGACGAGGTTGTAATCAACGAATCAGGCGAGGATTCAAAACCCACAATCCTAAAGGTCAAACCAGACATTGTTATTACCGGAACCGACTGGGCGGATCGGGACTACATGAAACAAATGGGCTTTACAACCGAATGGCTAGAGGAGCATCAGATTGGCTTTGGATTTCTGCCCTATACCAAACGAATCAGCAGCACAAAACTCAAGCAAACAATCAGGCAGGTAGAATAGAGGCGGAGGAACAATGGCAATCACAAATGGCTACGCTTCACTTTTACAGCTCAAGGCAGCACTAGGGATAGCTGACGGCATTGACGATCCGCTACTAGAGATGGCGATTGAATCAGCCTCTCGCCAGATTGACTCCTACACCGAGCGTTACTTTTACAACGCTGGAACTGCTACCAAAATCTTTGCCCCTATTGACAACTATGTTTGCGAGACCGAGGACTTCATCACCCTGACCAGAGTCAAGACCTCCGAAGACGGCGAGACCTTTGACACCACATGGGAAGCGAAAGACTGGCAGGCAGAGCCTCTGAATGGTCGAGCAGGTGGCGTAACAACTTCTTACTATCAGATCAGAGCAATCGAGGATTACCTGTTCCCATACCGCAACGGCGAAGCCACAGTTGAGATAGTCGGAACTTGGGGTTGGACTTCAGTCCCGATTGCAATCACTCAGGCAACTGTCATTCTTGCCTCAAGAATCTTCAAGCGACTTGACTCGCCTCTAGGAATCATAAGCGGAGAGCTTGGCTCGATGCGTGTCGGCTTCAGACTCGACCCAGATGTCCAGCACCTAGTTGACCCATACCGCAAAATCAGGATGGCATAGTGGCCTCAATCACAGAGCTGCGTGATGGACTTGCTGCGAACCTAGCAACCATTCCGGGGCTAAGAGTTTCCCCGATTATCCCCGACAACCCATCCCCGCCAATCGCAATCGTGCAACTTGCAAGAGTGCAGTATCACCAAGACTTCAAGCGAGGAATGACCGAATACAACTTTGCCGTTCAAGTAGTTGTTGGCAGGGTAGATGAAAGAACTGCTCAAAGAAATCTCGATGCCTACTGCTCAAGCACCGGAGACTCATCCGTTTCGCTTGCGGTAGAATCGGATAGGACACTAGGCGGAAAGGCCTTTGACTGCATAGTGACCGAAATGACGAACTACGGATCAGTGCTGATTTCAGATGTTACTTATCTGGCAGCCGAGTTCAATGTTCGTGTGTTAGCTAACTAATTAGGAGAAAATAAATGGCAAAGCAAATCCTGACGGATGTTGTTGTCCAGCTCAACGGAACTGCAATCTCGCAGAATGTAAACTCTGTTGAACTGACCACCACTTCCGATGCCATTGAGACCACCTCTTTCGGCAGCTCCGGCTGGCGTGAATACAAGGGTGGACTCAAGTCTGGCTCAGTAACCCTGTCAATGCACAACGACTACGCTTCAACGGCTTTGGACAGCGTTCTTTACAACCTGTTCAACACCATCGCAACAGTCACCATCAACCCTGCTGGAACTCCAACCGGAACTTCTACTCCTGAATACGAGTTCACAGTTCTAGTTGACAACATTGCCCCTGTATCGGGCGCAGTAGGAGACTTGGCTGTTCAGAACTTGACTTGGACCATCACAGGTGCAGTCAACCGAGCAACCACCTAAATAACTAAATAAGAAAGGAAACCAAGATGAGGATGCAGCTACAGGTCGAGTTCAATGACGAGACCAAAAAGGATGTCAAGATAATCATGGCTGACATGGTTAAGTTTGAATCCGAGCAGAACATCAGCATTGCGAAGCTAGGGCAGGAAGGTAAAGTTACCCACCTGCTCTGGCTCGCTTGGTCAGCTCTAACCAGAGAGAAGCAAACAACTCAAGGCTTTGACGCTTGGGTTGAAACAGTTGCTTCAATCGGAGCAGTTGACCCAAAAGCATAGAAGGGCTTGGCGATAGCTCGGCTCATTGGTATTTAGTAAACATTGCCTATGAGTTCAAAATCAGCCCGCTTGAGTTACTAAAACTTGACGAGAGAATGCTTTGGACAATGGGCCGCTTCCTGATCTGGAGAGCGCAAGAACTTAGCAAGAAGTAGAGACCGACCCTTCGGGGTCGGTTTTCTATTAGGTAGAATTGACCAGAGGTCTCGATGATAAAAACAACCGCTACAGTCAGCGCATCTGACATTAGAACGCTAAAGCGCAACCTCAATGACATCGAGCCTGACCTCAGAAAGCAATTTGTCAAAGACATCAAATTCGTTGGAACTGATGCCGCACAGACAATCAAGAGCGCAATCAGAACAGTGACCCCGCTGAGCGGAATGATTAGTCACTACGGCGTGACCGCTTGGGGACAGGGCAAGCCCATTGACTCAACGACTGTCAGGTCAAAGCTCAGGGCTGGCGGAAGTAGCCTGAATGCATCTCTAGTAGCCGTTCGCATCAACTCCGCAGCCGTCAACATCTTCGACATGGCTGGTAGATCAGGAGCTTATGTCGGGCAGGGTAAAAGAAGAAGCGGAACTACCCCGGTTGTAAGGCGCACAGCATCAGGTGACTTGGTTGCCTATGCTCGCAGAACCCCAGCTGAGGCAGGTCGAAAGTTTATCGCCAACCTTAACTCAGCAGCAGGCATCCTCAAGAGGTCGGCATCACGCATTGCTTGGCCTTCGGTAGAAAAAGACTTGCCAAAATACGAGAAAAGAATTGACGGCATCGTCTCAACCTATTACAGAACAGCGAACAGGAAGTTTGACTAATGGCAGTAAATGTAGTCCTCAAATCTGTCTGGGATGACAAGGGTGTCAAGTCTGCCCTTAATGAGTTCAAAGATTTTGGCAAAGGCGTTGGGGTTGCGTTCGCTGCCGTCACCGCTGCCACTGCTGCTGCTGCCACAGCACTAATCAAATTCGGCTCGGACTCAATCGCCGCTGCCGAAAATGTCGCACAGGCCAACAATCGACTTGAGCAGGTAGCTAAGTCGATGAACCTGTTTGGATCGCAGACATCTGCGGTCACGCAGAGAATCATCGAGTTCGCCGAAGCTAACGAACTATCACTTGCGGTGGACGCTGAGGTCATCAAACAAGCTCAGGCCAAACTCCTAACCTTCAAGAACCTAGCTCAGAGCGCAGACGAAACAGGCGGAGCATTTGACCGGGCAACAATGGCTGCAATTGACCTAGCAGCCGCTGGATTTGGCTCGGCAGAGACTAACGCAACTC